CTCACTTGTAGGCGGCCTAGCAGACGGTATTACTTCGTTCTTTGGCGGAGAAACAGGAATACCATACGATGATATAATTGCATTCCAGCAGTATACATTTGATGCAGAAAAAGTAAGAGCAAATGCAGCAGCAATGGTTGCATTTAATAATGCACTAACATCAAGTTCGGCAGCAAATGCTACTAGCGGAGTAGGCAATGCAATTGGTGCAATAGGTAATGCTATTTCTAGTTTCTTTGGCGGCGAAACTCCGTTTGATCAAGTTAAGAATTTTGGTGCACTAGATATTAATGCAGAAGGTGTTGCAACAAATGCTACTGCAATGGTTAATATGGCAAATGCATTAAATGCATTTAACGGCGGTGAATCAGGTGAAATTGACATACCTCAGAAAACTGTTACTTCTTTAACTAGACTAGGAGAAATAGGCGGTGCTGCTGGTATTAATACACTTGCAACTAATTTACAAGCAGTTGCTGATGTAACAGGACTTAATACAAATATTACTTCGCTCAATTCTCTTGACGCAACAACAGTTTCAAGTTATAATAGTGCTATGGAAGATTTGGTTGACACACTAGAAAAGTTAAATGACGTACTTGCAGAAGACAATAAAGGCACATTTGGCGGCGGAACTGGAGTATCAGCTGGATCTATGATTTCAAACGGACAATTAAATGTTGCAGGCTCAGGATCCGGCTCTGGTAGTTCTGATCAGTTAAATCAGTTAAATACATTAATGCAAATGCTGATAGAAATAAATGAAAAGATTGAAGTTAATACAAAACAAACCAGTAGACGAATGAGCGGCGATTTACAAGTAGGATTTTAATAAATGAGTTGGAAAAAACACTTTACACCAGTAAAAACTGGAAATAACCCGGACGGGAGTTACAGTCCATTTACTCGTGCAGGTTCAGGAAACCAAGCAGGTCCGGCTCGTTCGAATTATTCATCATATCTTCCAGATGTATATGTAGGTAGTCCAAATCGTATTGAACGCTACGGACAATATAATACTATGGATATGGATTCAGAAGTTAATGCTGCACTTGATATTCTTGCTGAATTTACAACACAACAAAACAAACAAAATAAAACACCATTTTTAATTGACTTTAAAACTAAAGCAACAAACTCAGAAATTACAATTATTCAGCAATACTTGCAACAATGGTGTAAGTTACAAAATTTTGAAACACGCATGTTCCGTATATTGCGTAATACGTTTAAGTATGGCGATCAGTTTTTCATTAGAGATCCAGAAACAAAAAGACTATTTCACGTAGATCCTGGTAAAGTTACAAAAATCATTGTAAACGAAAGTGAAGGTAAAACACCTGAACAATACATGGTTAAAGACTTTAATTTAAATTTTAAAGAAATGGTTGCAACAACACCATACCAAACAAACGGAAATGTAACAGGCGGGGGTGACGGATATCTAACAGGTGGCGTTCGTGGAATGGTTGGAAACACAAATACCGCAGCAGGTGGTGGCAGATTCCAACAAGGCGAAAATGAAATCGCAGTTGATGCAGAACACGTTGTACATTTAAGTTTATCAGAAGGGTTAGATTTAAATTATCCATTTGGTAACAGTCTGTTAGAAACAGTATTCAAAGTATTCAAACAAAAAGAATTGCTTGAAGATGCGATTATTATCTATCGTGTTCAAAGAGCTCCAGAACGTAGAGTATTCTATGTTGATGTGGGTAACATGCCTTCACACCTTGCTATGCAATTTGTTGAACGTGTTAAAACAGAAATACATCAAAGACGTATCCCATCACAAACAGGCGGCGGTCAGAATGTTATAGACTCTGCATACAACCCTCTGTCAATCAACGAAGACTACTTCTTCCCTCAAACTGCTGAAGGGCGTGGATCTAAAGTTGAAACACTACCAGGCGGTACAAACTTAGGTGAAATTGATGATCTTAGATATTTTACTAATAAACTTGTTAGAGGTTTGCGTATCCCTTCAAGTTACCTTCCAACTGGGCCAGATGACGGACAAGCACAATATAGTGACGGAAGAGTAGGTACTGCATATATTCAAGAACTACGTTTTAATACATACTGTGAAAGACTACAAAATTTATTAATTGAAGAATTTAATCAAGAATTTAAACGCTATCTATTAGAAAAAGGAGTTAACATTGACACAGCAATGTTTGATGTTAGATTCCAACCACCACAAAACTTTGCAAGTTATAGACAAAGTGAAATTGATAATGCTCGTGTACCAACATATACACAAATGAGTGCTATACCTTATATTTCAAATCGCTTTGCAATGAAACGTTTCTTAGGCATGACAGACGAAGAAATTGCAGAAAACGAACGTTTATGGCGTGAAGAAAATGACGAAACACTACAACCTATGAATACTGATGCTGCTGGCGAAATGCGTGGCGCAGGAATTAGTTCAGCAGGTATAAGTGCAGACCTCGGCGGAATAGAAGATACATCTACCGAAGAACCAGCACCGGAAATGGGCGGCGATGAAATGGCACCAGCACCTGAAGCTGGCGCAACAGCACCAGCACCGGCAACTACTGATCAAACGATATAAATACTAACATGATACTACGTGAATTGTTTTACTACGATAAAGAAACCTTTGAAACTATCGAAGACGATCTATACGACGAGCGTGATGATCAGTCACCTCTAAAGTACGACGATACACGTAAAACACGTCTAACACTTCGTCAAATAAACAAAGTTCGCAAAGCGGCAGAGCTACATACTAAAGAGCAAGCAAAAGAGCTTGACTTTGTACGTCAAATGTACGGTATAGCATCTAACGCTGAAGCGGGTGGAGTTTAGTGCCAAAATTAGAGAAGTCCGGATACACCAAAGAACAATGGAAAAAAGTAAGAGACGCTAGACGTAAAACTAAGCGTGAACGTCTTATTGAAGAACATACTGTATCCTTAAACGAACTATTAAAAAGATCAAATAAAGGAAAAGTAGGCTTTGTGTTAGGTAATGGCACAAGTAGACAGTCTATTGACTTACCTCAATTATCAATGTGCGGCAAAATATATGCATGTAATGCTGTATATAGAACATTTACTCCTGATTATCTAGTAGCAGTTGATGTAAAAATGATTTTAGAAATTAATAGATCTGGATATCAACATAAGAATACAGTTTGGACTAATCCTAATAGATCTTTTGATGGTATTAGAAACTTAAATTTTTTTAATCCTGGAAAAGGATGGAGTAGTGGTCCTACTGCACTATGGCTTGCAGCACAACACGGATATCAACGGATATACATATTAGGATTTGATTATAAGGGGTTAAACGAAGGTAAAACCTTAAACAACATATATGCAAACACTATGAATTACAAAAAAGAGTCTGATAGTGCTACTTTTTTTGGTAATTGGCTTAGGCAAACTGTTTCAGTAATTAAAGAAAATCCACACATTGAGTTTGTAAGAGTAATACAGCCAGATAATTATTTGCCTCCAGAACTAAATAAATTAGACAACTTAAACAATATCTTAGTTGCAGATTTCAAAGAAATCTTCAATTTAAGGTAGTAAATTTCTAAAAGAGCGTAAAAAACGCCTATATCTACGTATATTTTCTCCATTATACTAAATAATAATGACAGCCTTACCATAGGTATAACTTTTATAGGAGAAAACAATGGCAGATCAAAATAAATTTGAAGAAATGCTTGAGCGCCTAATCAATGAAGATAAAGCAGGTGCTGAAGAGCTTTTCCACGAGATCGTAGTTGAAAAATCAAGAGATATCTACGAATCACTATTAGAAGATGATTTAGAAGAAGTAGCAGACGAAGAAGTTGAAGAATCAACTGACGAAGAAGTTGACGAAGCTACTGACGAAGAAGTTGAAGAGTCAAGTGATGACGAAGAAGTTGACGAGTCAAAAGATGACGAAGAAGTTGACGAAAACTTTGACTTAGACGAATTTGAAGTTGAAGGCGACGATGATATGGGCGGTGACCCAGCTGACGATATGATGGCAGACATCGAAGCAGGCGACGATGAAGATGAAGGTGACGACGAAGGTGAAAAAGATGGCGACATGGAAGACCGCGTTGAAGACCTAGAAGATGCACTAGATGACCTAAAAGCTGAATTTGAAAAAATGATGGCTGGCGACGAAGGCGGAGAAGACGAAGCTGGAGACGATATGGAAGCTGGTGATGAAGAAGAGGCTCCTGAGGAGGCTCTAAACTTTGGCGAAGCTGAAGAAACTGATGAAGAAGTTGAAGAAGAAGCAACTGAAGAAGTTGAAGAATCTAAAGGTCCTAAGTCAGACATTGATGTAATGAAAGAGTATGTTCAAAAAGTAACTGCTAAAATGGGCGACAACGGCGCAAACGCTAAGTCACCAGTAGCAGGTGCTAATGACATGGGCGGTGACGCTGGCAACTTAGCACAAGGTGGCGAAGAAGCAGGCAGCAAAGCAGACTCTGCAAAAGAAGATAGCGCAGGCAACGTAAATGTTCCAGGCGGTAAGGCTTCTAAGTCAATGACAGGTGAGCCAAAAGGCCACGGCGCTGAGAAAAAAGGCGCAGGCGAAGCAGCTGACAACAAGAAATCTGTAGTTGGCAAATAATAAGGAAGTTTGAATGAGAAACTTACGAGAGCATTTGACATTCGACCAAGCTAATATGGTTGTTGAGTCTACCGAAAATCCCAACGGGGGCAAAGACCTTTATATGAAAGGCATCTGCATACAAGGCGGTGTGCGTAATGCAAACCAGCGTGTATATCCTGTAAACGAGATTGGAAGGGCTGTCAAAACTCTCAATGATCAAATAAGCGGAGGATATAGTGTTCTCGGAGAGGTTGATCATCCAGAAGGCCTTAACATTAACTTAGACCGTGTAAGCCATATGATTACAGATATGTGGATGGATGGACCAAACGGTTATGGTAAGTTAAAAATTTTACCCACCCCAATGGGGCAGTTAGTAAGAACTATGCTAGAAGCTGGCGTCAAACTTGGCGTTAGCTCTAGAGGTTCTGGTAATGTAAGCGAAGACGGAAGCAATCAAGTTTCCGATTTTGAAATAATTACGGTAGACGTAGTGGCACAACCAAGTGCTCCGGGCGCATACCCTACACCAATCTACGAGCATTTAATGAATGCACGTGGCGGCTATAAGGCATATGAATTAGCACAGGCAACAAGAAATGATGAAAAGGCACAAAAGTATCTAAAGGAATCGTTGGTTAATATAATCAACAAACTCCAATAATTAAGGAGAAAAATGTTATGTTGGATGCACTAAAAACACTTTTTGAAAACGATGTAGTTTCAGAAGAAGTGCGCAACGAAATTCAAGAAGCTTGGGACGCGAAGATCAAAGAGAATCGCCAACAAGTAACTGCTGAATTACGTGAAGAGTTTGCTCAGAAATACGAGCATGACAAGTCAACAATGGTTGAAGCTATTGATGCGCTTGTATCTGAGCGTCTAGCAGACGAAATTGCTGAATTTGCTAATGATCGTAAGCAACTAGCCGAAGCCCGTGCAAAGTATGCAGTAAAAATGCGCGAAGACGCAAACTTACTAAAAGGTTTTGTTATGGAGCAGTTAACTAAAGAAGTTAACGAGCTACATGAAGATCAAAAAGCAATGGCAGAAAACTTCGGAAAACTTGAAGAATTTGTTGTTGAAGCACTTGCAAAAGAAATTGCAGAGTTCCATGAAGACAAAAAAGACTTAGCTGAAACAAAAGTACGTCTAGTACGTGAAGCTAAGGAACACTTCGCGAAGGTTAAGAAAACCTTTATCGAAAGAAGTGCTAAAGCAGTATCTGATACAGTTGGAAAAACTCTTAATAAAGAGATTTCTGCACTTAAAGAAGATATTGAAGAAGCACGTAGAAATGACTTCGGTCGCAAACTATTCGAAGCATTTGCTTCTGAATACGCTGGCTCTTACTTAAATGAGAAGTCAGAAGCAGCCAAGCTAATGAAAGTTATCTCAACAAAAGATGCTCAATTAGCAGAAGCAAAAGCATTTGCAGCAAAAGCGAAGCAACTAGCAGAAGATCAGGCAACTGAGAAGAAGCGTTTAGTTGAAGCAGCAGAGCGCAAAGATGTTTTAAATGAACTAACTGGACCTTTAAGTAAGGATCAGAAAGAAATCATGATGGATTTACTGGAATCTGTTCAAACAGCTAAACTACGTTCAGCGTTTGACAAGTACCTACCGGCAGTAATTGACGGTAACACTCCAGCCAAGAAGGCAACTATCACAGAAGGCAAAGAAATCACAGGCAATCGTGAACAAGTTTCACAAACTAACGTTAGTAGACAAGCAGACGCAAAGGACAACTTGGTTGAATTTAAGCGTCTAGCTGGAATATAATTTTAAGGAGAATAAAATGTCAGAACT